AGCTCGGAGTACGCGAGGTCAGCGGCGAGGGGCTCTTTGCCCTGGACGCCGCTGTTCTTGAGGCGGATCTGAAGTGACATGGCCTATGCAGGCGAAGAGACCCGATTCCGGGCTACTTCAAGGCTATGGAGCCTCGGGTGCAGGGGCGATTGTGTTGCCGGCGGCGAGCCATTCACGCAGAAGGATGTCGGCGTAGATGTCAGGGCTGCCGTCCTCGGGGTAGGTGGCGAAGGTGGTGCCATCGCTGAAGGTCAGGCGGACCAGTGACTGGTCAGGCCCTGCCCATTGGGCGGTGGTGATTTTGAGCTTGGCTTTGGCCATGGTTACACCTTGATTGAGACGATCATCCCGTGAGCAGGGTGCTCGTTGACGATGGAGGCAGCGCTCTGTTTGTACAGATAGTAGAGGTCATGTTTGCCGGCGGATAAAGCGCGCATCCACTGGGAACCTGCAGTGCTGTTGTCGGACTGCACTTCGCCGTAGAAGGCGTCATCAGGGGGGCCCGAAGTGCTATCAATGCCTGGAGCGACATAACAAACTGCGCCTGCTGCGTTCCCAGCGGCTCCCGGATTGTTGTAGATGTCCAGGAACGCCGTTGCGAGAGTGTCGCTTGCCTGCACCCAGCTGATGCGTGGGTTGGTGGCGTAGACCGAGGTCGGGACCACGCTCCAAGCGGGCCACTGCGTCACGTTCCAGCTGGAGCCGAAGAAGTAGACGGCCCTTGCGTCATACGTGTTGTACAGGTTCGAGAGATAGATGCGGGGGAAACTGGCGCTGTTGGCCGCAGCGATGGTCCCACCGAGATCGATGGTGCTTGTACCCGCAGAAGTGGTGCGCAGCACACCGACGAGACGACGCTCCGCGTTGTTGTTCTTGCAGATAACCCCGTCTTGCGTGGTACGGGCCGGAGGCGTGGTGTCCCCACTCCAGGCTGCGAAGTCAATGGCCAGCACAGGGTTGAGGATCGTTCCTGAGTTGTACAGGTAGACGTCGTAGTTCTGGTTGGGGGTGTTGGCTGGGCTCAGACTGAAGGTTTGGACGCCGCTGAACTTGAGCACGTACCAACGCTGCAGGCTGCTGTTGTAGAGCGCGAGCTCGTTGCCGTTGTAGGGATGGACGTAGAGCGAGGTCGAGTTTGCTTGGTTCGCACTCGGTACAGCACTGCTGCTGGAAAGGCTCAGGCGCAGATTGACCACGCTCTTGATGGCGTCGCCCAGAGCCTGGATCAAGGTGGCGGGGGTAACCGCGAGGGTGTCCGAGACGAAGGCTTTGACCTCGTCTGCGGTGGCGATCTCGATGATGCCTCTCTGGGTTGTGCTCGCGTCAGGCAGGACACCTGAGGCAAAGGTCATCTGGGTGACTTGACCGGTTACGGCAAGGCTGCCGCCGAGCGTCGTGGCCCCTTGGACGTTGAGGGTGCCACCGATGGTGATGTTGCTGTTGAAATACGTGGGGATGAACTGGTCGCCGTTCAGCCCACCCAGGCCGACGGAGTCGGTCGAGAGATCACGGCCGGTAGAAAGGTCGCGGATCTGGTCACCTTGGACAAGCAGGCCGTCCTCGGTGAAACCGGTGTTGTAGACCCGGCCACCGCGGACGCTCATGCTCAGCGCGTCGATGCGCAACTGGTCGCTGAGCGTCGTGAATTGGTAGCGGGGGATGGCTTTGGTGTAGTTGCCGTAGCCCACCCACTCGAAGGCTTGGCCGAAGGCACGGACCAGGCTCGGGCGGTTGAAGGCCGTGGGCCAGGCTGCTTTGGCGGTGAGCTTGCCGTTCGGAGCGGGCGAGGCTGCATCCGCTGGGTTCCAGTCCCGGGTAGACGAGCTGGTTTGCGGTTCGAGGATCTTGGAGGCCATGCTGGCCTGCTCGTATCCCGTGTCCGTGTTGCTGTAGCCCAGCTTGGACATCAGCAGGCCGATCGCAATGAAGTCGGCGCTGCTGCGCAGTTGGGCCAGGTAATCGGAGTCAGTGGCGAAGGTGATCCCAAGCGTGGTGCTGGTGGGGTCGTTGCTGACGTCCTTGTCGAGGATGATTTGGGGAGCGATGTTTCCCCGGCTGAGTTCGATGCCGCGGGCGTCGGGGAGCAGGACGGCTGCGTCGACCCAGTTGCTGCTGTCGAAGGAGGCGTCGGATCCGCTGGATTTGCGCTTCCGTACTCGGTTGTTTTGGACGACCGGGTCCGCTGGGCGGTAGTAGGTGTTTGCGGTGAAGCTGGAGGCAGAATCACCTGGGCGCAGCGTCACCTTGTAGTAGTTGGTGCTGGCGATGGGGGCGCTGACTGTGGTGGTCTCGACGTCGCTGATGATGAAGACCTCGTTGGCACCGTTGGTGGGGTCGAGCTGGTTGGCCACTGAACCAGCGCCGTCGACGCGGAAAACGAAGTTTCCGACTGGCCGGCGGCTGCTGGTGAGGTTGCTGTTGCTGATGATCAGGGCGTATTCGCGTTCTTCGGCGGAGCGGGTGTCGACGATGCGGCGCAGGAAGACGCGGTTGCCCGCGAGCTCGGTGTTGGTGATCGTGGAGATGTTGTTGTTGCCGTTGGCCTTGACGTAGATGCGGTTGGGTGTCGCGCTGTTGAACGGCGTGGCGGCGAGCTGAGCGCGGACGTTGACCGCCGTGGAGCCGGGGATGTTGCCGGGGATGTAGCCAGGGCCGACCTCGCGGTTCAGGTTCTCGATCCAGATGTAATGGTCTTCCTTGAGGCTGTAGCCCTCGGAGGTCAGCAGGGCGGCGATGTCGATGTTCGAGCTGAGCTCGATGTAGCCGCTCGCAGAGACGTAAGCGTTGCTCGACAGGGTGCCCAGGGTGATCTGGCGAAGGTTGGTGCCGTCGGTCTTGATTTGGAGGGGGCGACGCACGGCGCGGGTGGCGAAGCCGCTGTCCTGGGGGAGGGAGCCGGAGCCGGTGCCACAGCCACGGAAGTTGTCGGACAACAGCGCGTAGTGGCCGAACGAGCTGTTGCTGTTGTTCATCGAGATCTCGCCGCCGCTGGAGCTCCAGTGGTGGACGGCATCGCCGATGACGAAGTTCGAGACCTCCTGGATGAAGGCGCCTCGGATGGCCTTGAAGGCAAAGCTGCGGTAGTCAGTGGCGTAGGTGCCGGTCTGGGGGTCGAAGTTGCCGGAGACCTTCAGGCGGATGTTGTTGATGTCCGCGTTGATGTATTCGCTGTAGGTCGAGATCGAGACCCAGTTGCCACCGGAGTACAGCTCCCAGGCGCTCAGGTCTTTTTGGAGGGAGACGTTGGTGAACTGGGCGCAGACCAGGGATTGGAGGCCGGTGACTTCGTTGCCGTCGGCGTAGATGCCGCAGAGGCCGTAGTCGGAGCGGACCGAGCAGTTGAAGACGTAGGGCGACGAGCCGACGGTCGTGTCGGTGGCGTTGGTGGGGGTGCCGGCAGGGGCAGGGGCCACGATCTCGGTCTCGCCGGGGCGGATCTCCGAGGCCGTTGTGTTCAGGCCAAAGGCGGTCTCGATCTTGTCGTAGTACTCCTGGAGGTCGGTCGCGTTGCAGAACTCGAAGCAGCTCAGCAGGTGGTGGCTGCTGGCTGTGCTGAGGTTGTCCTTGAAGGTGAAGTTGAAGAAGAACGATCCGCCCGTGATCCGGAAGATGGCGCTGCGCCCGGTTGAGGCGTTGCCGTTGGAGGCGGGGACGAAGGCCGGGCGGATGACGGTCTTGCGCAGGTCCTCGCCGATGATCGAGACGCCGCGGGGCAGGATCAGGCCAGCCTTGCTGGACTTGTTGAAGGAGCGGAGCTGGGCCGCGCTCGGGGTGCCGTCGCTCCAGGCGGCGACCACCGTGTCTGCGACAGCGTTGTCGATGATGTGCTCACCGACCGAGCAGTGGACAACAACGCGGTCGTAATCGTCGTTGCTGCTGCCGAGCTGGATGGAGAGGCGGGCGGCCTCGGCGAGGGCTCGGTTGAGGGTTTTGAACGGGCGTAGGGCTGTGTAACCGCAGGTCAGCTGCTGGTTGACGATTGGGGGTGATGTATTTGCGTTGTAGTTGCCGCTGGCGTAATCGTCTGAGCCTGTTATTGGGTTGACGTAAAGGACGTAGCGGTAGTTGAGAAAACTGGCGCTTGCAGATGCTGCATCGATATTTGCGTTGCCGATGACTTGCTTGAGAGCGTCAACCACGACGCCCATTTGTCCGCGGAACTGGGACTGCGTCGCATTGATGTCATCAAGGGCACCCGAGGCACCAGCCTTCGTCAGTTGGGCCACGCGAGATCGGCTTATACGCTAAGCGCAATCTATCGCCGCTATGCAGCGCCCATCTTGAGGGCGATTGGGCCTGTTGTGACGAAGTCAGCGGAGCCGGCGATCATGTCTTCCGCCCTCGTGTTGATGGCCGAGGAGGTGATCAGAATGTCGCACTGGTAGTAGAGATCTCCTGCAAGGCGTTGCTCTGGAGTGCAAGTGTTGTTCGCTGCAGTGCCAGTTCTGTTCTCAACCAAGTAAAACTTTGCTTCTGCCTTGCAGCCGTTCTGTACGAGGAGAAGCAGGCGCATCAGGCCGGTGGGGTCTTCGTAGCCGCTGCGGTAGGTGCGCTCGATGATGAAGTCCAGGCTGCCTCCGCCGGTGACGATGGCTTTGACGGCGTCGCCGAACTTTTCGCCGACGGCTGTGGTGTCGACCTCGGGGCCGCTGAGGTTCAGGGTCCAGTCGCGCAGCCAGGCTTGGATTTTCCAGGGGCGGCCTTCGGCGCTGTTGGCGGGTAGGACCTCGGCGTTGTCGTAGTCCTCGGAGCCTGGGTATGCCTGGGCGAAGCTTGGGGCCATGTCGCAGATCGAGGTCAGGCTGACTTCCTCCTCAATGTCGGAGAAGCGATAGTCACCGATGTCGCCGGCGCAGTCCAGCAGGGCGTTTTGGTAGTCCGGGCTGCCGTCGGCGGCGACGATCATGGCGCCGAAATCCACGTCCTTAAAGACGAGGCGATCCGCCATGGCGCCGTTGATGGCAGCGGCCTCGGTGCTGTAGAAGCTGACGCGATCCAGTTGGTCGCGGTGCATGTAGACGCTCAGGGCCTGGGTGAAACCGGTGGAGGCGGTGCGGGCGTAGAACTGCGGGTTGCCGGCGGCGTAGAAAGCCGAGGTCGGGCTCGTCAGGTGGGTGCGGTTGGGACCGAGAGCCCAGTTGCTGCCGTAGTAGACACCGTGGCCATCGGGGCAGTCGGCGTAGGTGTCGTTGTTGGTGTCGAAGGGGATGCCGGGCTCGCAGACGATGCGGATGGCGTCGCCGGTCCAGAATGCTTGGTTGCGCAGCAGGATGCTGCGGTTGGTGATGTTGACGCCGCTGGGGCTCAGCACACTTGCGTCAGGCCAGCCGCGCCGGAGCTTGAGGCTGCCACCTTGTCCAAGTAGGGGCATTAGAACCTCCCGCTAACGGTGCCGCTCAGTTGGAACTGGATGCTGCAGCTGATCACTTCGCCCGTCGAGATCTGGGCGCCGACGCTTGTCAGGACAACGGGGGCCTCGAATTGGATGCCTTGCGTGGTGTTGAGCGACAGGGTCAGGGCGTCGAGGTTGGTCTTGGTGGTGAAGATGGTGTTCAGCAGGTTGACGGTGCCACCGTCCTGGTTGTCGTAGAGCACGGTGCCGCTGCCGGAGGTGCCGCGCACACCCTCGACATAGGTGCGGTCTTGGTCCCCGAGGCTGGTGGTTTCGAGGGCGTCTTTGGTGATGTCCAGGCTGAGGTCACGGACTTTGGCTACGCGCTGTCCGTTCCAACGCAGCTCTGCATAGGAAGCGGTAAGGACTGCCATTGCCGTTGACCTTGTGATTACAGATTACGAGTGGCTTCGAGACGCACTCGCACGGAACTGCGGCCGTTGAATGCGCTCTCGATGCTGGGGGCTTCGCTGAAATACCAGCGCAGGCCGGAGCCGGTCTCGCGCAAGAGGACTGCGAGGTCGTTTTGTGCTCCGGCGGTGACTTCTTCGGGGAGGGTGAGGTCGTCGAAGGTGCCGCGGGCCTGTTCGTAGCAGGCCAAGATCGCCGCTGCGTCGCTATCGCTGATGTTGCTGAAGTCGAGATCGAGGCTTGAGCGGCTGCGCTTGTTGGCGTAGAGCCGGCGGACGGTGACTCCGCTTTGGGCCGTGACCACAGACACCGGGAATTGTCCCGCTTGGTAGGTGCGGTTGCTTGGGCGCAGTGCGGGGAAAGCTACGGTCATTCGCTTATGACCCAGGCCGCGGGGTCGTCCCAGTCCTTAGTCAGGCTAAGAGTGCCGTTTGCTTCGGTCGGGAAGTGGACGGCTTCGATGTCGATGGCGCCGTTCTCGGTGAGGCTGATCGATTCCACTTTGTAGGTACGGACCTGGCGGTCGATCCGCTTGACGGCAAAGATGATGTTTTTGGGGCTAGCAAAGCCGTTGTTGACGATGAGCTGGGTGTCTTGGGGCGGGGTTGAGCCCCGGCTCCAGGCGATCACGTCGTGAGGACCGTCGGCCAGGGGTGTGGTGCTCACCAGCACGCCATCCGAGGTGACGATGCCGTTGTTGAACTCGTCGTAGTGGGTGACGTCCATCGCCACGCGGATGAAATCACCCGGGGCCAGGCCGGCGGTGATGCCATCGGGGGTGGTCTGGAATTTGACCGAGTGCGTGATCACCCGGCGCATGCGCAGGACGTACTTGCCGAAGTCGATGGCCTGGGCCTTGTTGGTGACCGAATCCGAGAGGTCGTAGGACTCGATGGTGTCGGTGGCGGAGCCTGAGGCTTCGCGGATCAGGAATTCGCGCTCGGTGGGGAAGAGGCCGGGGTTGGTGGGGTCGTTGCTGGCGCGTTCTTCCCTCCATTTGATGGAGGCTTGGATGGGGAGGCGGTCCGCCTCGTCCATGTACTCCAGGCGGAACGTGTCCTCGACGATGTT